GCTACTTATCCCCTGTAAAATACAGAGAATTAATAGCCTAGAACATGGTGTTTTTATTAAGTTCCCGTTTTAAGGGTTCAGTGCCCCTTTTCCACTTAGTTTTTTGGCTCGCCATTAACTAAGATGCTACGTAGAAAGTTAACTACTTTTTCAGCGAATTGTACAAAATCGCTCATAGTTTTCACCTCTAACTATTTGGATTGAACAGCGTCATTTAAAACTTTTGACTAAACGTAATACTATATACCCAAGATTAGCTAAGTATGAATGACAATCATGAAGATAATTAGATTATAGAGAAGATCATATGGGGATAATTATCTTCCCTACAACTAAATTATTAATTACTCTTTCTTGATTGTCTATGATATCGAATTGATTTTTAAAAAGTTTTCACGTCTTTTTTACAATAATTTAATATACATTAATTCTCATTATTTAATATGGTTTATTATTTTCACAAGGATTAATGAATATTCTATCGTCTCCTAATCTGATAGAAGGCACTATGACTCTATCTACACTTCTTCTAACTAATTTTATATTAAAAGGTAAGTGAACACTTGTTTTTTCAGATTCATTCATGTGACAAAATATTTCTGCTTCATCATCAGTCATTAAGTCACAAATCGTAACAATATGTTTGCCTTTGTAGGTTAGTGCTTTATCTATCATGCGATCAACATCTATTTTTACTTGCTCATCTTTCATAGCTTAATCCTCTTCTGGTATATTATCTATGAATATTGGTCTGTCTGGATATTGATTTGAAATATCATCTATTTGCTTTTGGGTTTCTTCATCTTCTTCGTTCCATTCACCAACATTAATGATTACTGGAGTATCACCAGTGAACTCTTTTTTCTCCGTAAATAGTTTATGATACTTGCCAAGCATATCTCTAGCACGTAATCTATCGCTAGGCTTTATTGGGACTTCAACCATTTCTACGTGTTCATTGTATACGAGGTTCAATCTATCAGTATCGGGGTTGCGTTGAAAGTCCCCACGTTTAACGACGACCTCTCTCACTTCACTCTCATCACCTACTGCTGCATTACTAAGAATATGCAATAGCTCATTCGCTGATAATACGCCTTCGTCAATAATTCTCTTACGTTGCTCATCAATATACTTAGCTACTTTCTTATTCTTTAGCAGCCTACTTCCCTGTTCACTTGCAGTATGAGGACTATAACCAGCTTTAATTGCACTTTGTGTCATATTCAGCGTCTTTAAATACTCAGCCACAAACTTTTCTTGTCTAGGATTTAATTTGCTCATGTTTTACCTCCTTTTCAATAATTATTAAAAGGAAAAATTTACTTATCTTTAATAATTCGATTTTCTTTAGCTAAATCTGAAAATCTTTTACTAGCCTTTGATTGTTGAGCTAACTCATCTTTACGTTGCGCTTTGATATTTTGAGAAAATTGTTCTTCTACAACATCTAGTAGATCACTGCATTCCTCTCCAGAAAGTGTTGTTTCAGTCATAATATAATTATAAACTTTATCTAAATTGTATTTTCTAGCCATTATTTAGCACCTCTATTTCTCAATTTATTTCTTGTATCAATGAATGGTAACTTATCAGCACCGACATAGTTACTGTATTGGTTTGGACTAAAGTAATTTTTTATTTCGTCTCTTGCTTCATTATCTTCTTCAAAATCTTCCAAATCATATAGTTTTACATATCTGTAAAACTCATCTTCATATTCATTGTTTAACGCTTCGATTTCTTCTATCACTTTGTTATATTCTTTAATAATTGGCACAAATTTAGATAATATACGTTCTTTGTCCTCTTGGTACAAGCGAGGAAGCTCTCCCTGATGCTTGAGAATCTCAATAGCTTTTTTACGTCTTGCATCGTCAAATACTTCTTGCTTTGTCTCTAGGCGTTTCTGTAATGCTTTGAGCTTCTGCTCATTCTTATCGAATGTTGAATATAGTGCATCAGCCTCATCATCTTTTGAGCTGGCAATTAAATCTTTATATTTCTCTTTATCTTCTTTAATTCGTTGTGATAACTCTTGACGCTCATCTTCAAGTTTATTAATATTTTCTCTTTGACCTGATACATATTCATTGTATTCATCAAAGTGTTTAGCAGTTTTCACATATATACCTCATTTCAGTTAGTTTTTAAGCCTATTTCTCTTATGTAGTTGTATGGCTTTTTAATTTCTCTATCTGTTAATCTTTTCGGGATAGTTTGCAGCAATATTAAAACTTTCTCAAAGTCGATATTATTTTCATTTCTATTATAGATAAATTCCTTAAATGCTTTCTTATCTAATTGATTCAATTTCTCTACAAACTCATCATTATTCATTTCTTTTTCTGTAGCACCAGATTTCTTTTCTCTCAGTGCTTGCTCTTGGTTTAGCGTTAACTTATGAGGATAACTCTGATCCTTTTGACGCTCGCTACTAATGTATGAATAATCACTCTCTATAGCCTTATTACGTTCATTCCTATTTGTTTGAATACATTTATGCAATTCAATTTTAAATCGCTCTATCACGTTTATATGAGATTCTAAGCGTGCATAAATATAATCTTTAATATATTTCTGTTCTAGCTTTGAAAAACGTCCTAGAACAGTATAAAAAGCGTTTAAATCTCTTTGGCTTTTCCTCTTATACCGTTCCAATTTTTGACGTTCCTCTAATATAGCGATTGCTAGATTTTCAACGGAATAGCTCTCATAGTAAATACTTTCTAATACAGTATCACTACATAAACTAGGTGTAGTGCGATCATACATATCTTCAATATTCCTTTCCATGAGTGCTATTCGTTCTTGTATATAGCAAGTATTAAATCTAGTGAATAATTCATAATCGCTTACTTGTTCTTGAAAAATTTCAATAGTAGTAACCACTACATCACCTTAAATATCCATTTTCTTTAATGCCTCATATCGCTTCATACTACCCTCAATATGACGCTTGATACTTCTTAAAGCTAATTCTTTTTGTTCATCAGATTTAACCATAAAATAGCCTTTTGAGTCCTTTTTATAGCTATATCCGATAGCATAACCATAATCAACAACTAGGCTATGGATTGTGTTTCTTAACCATCTATCGTTGTTTTTATTAAATTCTATGTTTAGTTGGTTAAAAATACTTTGTTTCGTAATAATCTCTTGCTTAGTATTGCGTAACACATTTAATACCTTAATGTGATCGCTCGTTAATTCTTTTTCAATTGTAATTGTCATAAATTATTCCTCTTTTCATCTTTAATGAGGAGGCACTATATAGACAATAACTAAAACCACAAATATTCAATCCTTATTTTTGTCCGATATATAAAAGTCATTTACTTCCTAACACTATTATACTAAATTTACACCTAAATAACAAACAAATGTTCTATTTTTATAAGATTTAAATAACTTCTTAACAATCTCTATATAGTCTATTATAAAGCGTTACAAGACTTTTTTTCACACTGATTCATAGACTTCCAAAAACAGAACTAACGTTCCCATTTGGCTTAAATTAATGATAAAAACATTAACAAAACTTAACGATTACGATTTACAAAAGCCATGCACCTACTAAGTGCATGACCTATAAAATTACGCTTTCACATCTTTATAATAAGAATGTTTCAATTCATTTAATCGTTCAATTAATACTTTACTATCAACTTCATTCGCCTGTTCATTCTGAATAAATTCAGTAATGATTTTCAAGCCCTCAACTAATTCTGGTGCTGGTTCATTAATTCCAGTAGCTAACTGATACAATGCCTCCATATTACCTATAACATCTGTATTACTAGATTGAACGCCCTCAAGTTCATCTATATTGAAATCTCTACTCATGTAGTCGAACATGTCACTATTGTTACTTTCAGCAAAGGTTTCCAGTCCATACATGAAATAATCATTATCAAACATGAAACTAGCCATCATATCGCTTATAGTGTCATGTGTTCCATCATGTAAATCATATCCAGCATAATGCCCCTCAATGCTCTCAATGAGTTTCTCAGTATGCTTTTCTGACGCAATCTCAAAAGTTTTTCTCACTTCACAATCTTTTATCAATACATGAGCATACATCTTCCCTTTGCTCATTAGATACACAACATTAAACGGATCGTTATATATATTAAATGCAAAAGGTACTTTATAACTACTTTCACATAGTCCAGTAAAATATCTTAATAGTGTCGCTGCTCTAGTTTCAAACTCATTTGCTATAATTTCAACGTTCATTTTATTCCCTGCTTTCTTTTAATGTAGTTTAAATAGTTTTTAGTTCTTGCAGCTACTAATTCAAAACTGCCATTTGCTATTATTCTGTGCGATACTCTTTTATCATTCTTAAAATCATAAGTTTCACGCCATGCTACCCATTTAGTCCCAAAGTTTTCAAGATACAATGTTGATATTCGACTAATTGAGCAGTAGTACATTTCTTCGGATATTCCAACTAATAAACCTAGTTTTCTTAATTCATCATCTATATTAAATTCGTAATGAGTTTCTTGCACTATTATATGAAGCCTCCCACTCTTCTAAAGTAAATTCATCACCATTTGCTTTAACATCACCAATAATTACTTTTAGAGGCTCTATATCCACGTTACATTGTAAAGCGTAACTAATAGCTTTATATACATCATTATTACGTTCTACGCTTTCACCATTGATTACACGATTGTATGCCTCTTTACCTAGTCCACCTTTGCCAGTATGTTGTAAATGATTGAAATTGTGGTTAGGCAACACGCTTTTTACTGAGAACTTTTCCATAGTCTGTTGTAGATAATTTCCACGTTTTGAAAATATACGATCTTCAAATTCACCATCATAAATGATTACTGGTTTCTTATTACTTGTGTACAGTCCTTTAGCTGTTTTACTTCCAGCTAGTACAAAATAGTTATTATCATGTGCTTTAATGTCTACTGATGGTAAATATCCTATTTTCTGAGCGTATTCAACACCATCACGTTTTTTAAATATTACATGCTTTCCCCCACTTGCTGTTGTCTGCACTAGCGTATTTTGTGCATTAGAAACAAACTCAGCATAGTAAGGAATGTCTTTCAAACTATCAAAGCCACTTTCACCATTTACATGATTAATATCAATGTCGATACACCATAAACCACGAGTAAGGACACCTAATACATTTGTATTTGCATATGCTAAAAAGTTATTATCTATAAAATCATTATCAATAGTTACATTTTTAAATGATACTGTTGGCTTTTTATTATCGTTTAAGGGTACAACTTGCACATCTTTACTAAGAAGATACTTTGCTGCATTGTACATTTTCATGAGAATACCTCCAATAGAACACTAACCCTTTTAACTCATTCTTTTCCCTATACATACATCTATTTATTTATATATAAAATATGCTAAAGAATATTTAAGTTATAAAGGTTAGTGCCTGTTATTAAAGTAATTTCAAAGTTAGTACAAAGGTTAGTAAGAGTTAAACTAACTTAAGTTTCAATTAAATCTAAAGCCATTTTGAATAGTTCTTTATTTTCTACAATATGAACTTTAGTATTTTGTCCCTCTATCCATTTTTGCTTATTGATAGCTACACCTATTTTTTTCATATCTTCTTTGGCTTTTTTATATCTCAGATTTTTATAATCTTCTTCAATAGTTTTTTGTAGTATCTCATCACCTGAAAAAATAAAATCTTGTTTAGATAAAGTTTCTAGTATTAAAATCTGAGTATCGGTCAATTCATCTTCGTTGTAATAATTTTTAAGTGTTACATTATCGAACTTAAATTCTCTGCCTATCTGTCTAAGATATTCAAGACTTAATATCAAAAATGATACTGCCGCATTGACAGAGTTTTTTCCGTTAGGTTTTACAAAGTCCCAAAATGGTTTAAATACTTGATAACGTTCTTCATCAGTTTCATTCTTTGGTCTATCCTTAAATGCGATTTTAACTGTACGTGTTCTATTTGCTGTAATTTCACCAGTATCAACACTTTCATTAGTATCTAAAATTAATACTGCATTATTTTTAAACTTAACGTTATTTCGTTGTATGCCACGCCCTGAAATATTCTCACCAGTAGCTATTTTGCGTAATATTCTCATCATACCTTTATTAATTTCGCCTGTTTCATTTGCATGAGCAATATCTGCACCATAAAAGTTAAGCCATTCATTTGCAGCCTCAAAGCCAGATGATAATAAGCTATCAAAATTGACTTTGTTTACATTTAGAAGTTTTTCAAAAGTTTCCATAAATAAACCTTTACCAGATCGCCCAAAGTCTTTGATTAAGAACCATTTTTCTGCTTGAATAAGTTTCATTTTTCGATACATAGTATAAGCGTGTATCAACATTAAATTATTCTTACTGCGTTCATTGTCACTTACTAAGTCAAAAAATTTTTGTGCTAATTGAGTGTTTATATTTTTCTTATCTACATCATATTTGATGATATAGTAATCGTTACTAGTAATTTTTTTATCTACAAATTCTAATTTTCTGCAATTATATATCCAGTCATTACCTGCGATAGCGTAAGGATAAATATTATATTGATAATCATTAATGAAATACTCTTTGTAGACTTCTAGCATTACATCAAGAAAATCATTAATATGATACTTATTGTCTACTGGATACTCTAATGAAAAATTAGTATTATCTATAATTTCATATTGATTGCTATTTAATTTGATAAAGCTATCCAACTCTTTTGAGTAGATTACTTTTTCAGTAATTAGATCAATAATGAACTTTGCATAGCTATTTGTTTTACTAGGCTTAAAATGTGCCTCTTTATTCTCCTCACCGTTCTCTACTGTTGTTTTAACAGAGATAGTTCCATAGACTGCACCTATTTCTCTAGGTTTTATGGTATAATCTAAAGTAAGGTTATTAATGTAATCACCTGCAAATTCATCTTTTGTTTGGTGATAAACACTTCCTTTATTATTAAAAATTTGTTTTTCTGTTGTAATTGCAGCAAAGTAAATTCGCTTACTAATCTCTTTTATACGAGATAAATTAGGTGTATCAACATTATCTAATTTAGAATGGAATTGATAATGTTTTTTATATAAAGAAACTTCGTCCATTTAATCAACCTTTCGTTTTTGTGTTTTAAGAATAAGCACAGAAATGGTATATTATTCCTGTGCTTTTGATTTGCAAATTGCACTTACTCAGCGTTATCTGATCTAGTCGCCAAACTATTCATATCAGATGACGCTCTTTTTAATTCTTCCATTGCATTGTTGTAATGATGTTCCACTTGTTCAATCATTGAACTCACATCAGTAAAGATTGAATTGATAACTGCAAGACAAACAAAATGATTTTGAATGCTTTCATTTGCAGTATATGTTGCTACTTGATCGTTAGACGCAACTAGCATTTTCTTATATTTCTCAGCACGTTCCATTTCATCTGCTACTAAGTTTCTGAGTGCGCTGAGTTTAGAAGTTAAATCTGCACTTACTACTTCATCTTTGATTTCGTGAATTTGATATTTTAATTTTTTCATTTACTACTCCTCCAATCTTTCAACAAAAACTAGCATTTCTTCAACAGCTAATTTTAATTCTTCAATATCGTCTTTAGTTAAGAACTTACTAATATTAGAATCTTCGTAAATGATAGGGAAATCTGTAAAAGTTTCAGTAGCTTGAACAAGATTTTTGTATTCTTGATAATCATTAGTGATTTCTAAAATCTCATTATTATTTAAATAAGGATACATTTTTTTAATAATTGAAATATCTTTATTACGACGTTTTTGTAATAGTTTGCTCATTTTTTTAATGTGCTTTTTGCTATTTACGATATGATCGTAATTCAATTTGTCTTCAATATTTTTATAATCTTTGTTATTTAATTTATTCATTGTTTCATTTTCCTCTCTGAATTTAATTTGTTTGTTTAATTTTTGTTTATTGTTCATCTGGTTGAACCTCCACTTTTTCATAATTTAATAGTGCAATTACGCTACCTAATAAATAAATAGCAAGACCTACATGAAATGCTATAAATGCACTAGCTAATAAAGTTGTTAAACTGATTAATAATAGTTGTAATGTGAATTTAACCATTTTGCACCTCCATCAATTTCTTAACATTAATTTGTTTTAAATCATTGTTGTATATATCCATGTGTGATGTGAGTTGATTCATAAACGCATCAACATCTGATTTCTTAAATCGGTATGTGCTACCTACCATGTAATACTTCATACCATTATTAATTAGCAATTCTTCAATCGTTGGTTTACTTAAATTTAGGTACTCAGATAATTCCTTATAAGTCATAAAAAACTTTTCCCTAGCTAGTTCATCGACCCGTTGATTAATTGCTTGCTCTAACAACTCACGTGCTTCTTGTTCATCAATATTAATATCGAACATTTATTGAGCCTCCTTTTCTTCAAAGTAAAATAAATCTTTAATTTCAACATCTAAAGTATTAGCAATGATTTTTGCTAGTTTAGGACTAGGGATCTTTTTACCATTAATAATTTGACTTAAATAAGATATTCCGATTCCTAGTTCTTTAGATAAATCTGATAAATTATATCCTTTTAAAAACATCGCCTTTTTAAAAGATTTATTATTAATTAAGATAGACATTTCATTCAACTCCCTTCTTTTTTGATTGACTTCTCAATCAATTTATAACTCTATTATACATAATTAAAAAATATTGCAATAAGTTTTTGATTGACTTCTCATACATTTTCAATAAATTTATACACGTTAGATTGATTTAATGATAATATAGGTAATGGAAAAGGAGGGCAAAAAATGATTAGAAATAGATTATCGGAATTACTTTCAGAAAGAGGTTTAAAAACATCACGTGTCGCTAAAGATGTAAAAATTGCTAGAAGTTCACTTACCTCAATGATTCAAAATGATTCAGAAATGGTAAGATATGACGCTATTGATAAATTATGTAGATACTTAAACATTAATGTTAATGATTTCTTTGAATATGTGCCTATGAATATCGAGTTAACTATTGAAAATATAGATAATTTAACTACTTTTAATAACGTTAAAGTACTTCAAAATTTGTCAGAATCAATGATTTCTTTATATATAACTGCTGATTTCTTAATTGATATAGAATTTAATAATAAAGATTATGATTTTGATTGTGAATTATCTTTAAGTGAAGTGAAATATAATGGTTTCTTTAACGAGTTCATTTTTGTTCTAAAAAATGAAGATGAACATAGCAATTTAAAAGAAAAGATTGATAATCTTACTCCAGGTTTTAAAAAAATATTATTTAAAAAAATAAATAATTTACTAGCCGAAAATTTTAAGGTTGATTTTTTGAATAAAGCTGATGAACAAATTTCTTTCCCTGAATTTTCTGAACGTGAAAAATATGAAATACAAGAAGCGATAAAAAATAGTAAGTTTGCTATTAAATCTAATATTTTTACTGAATATTAAGTAGGTGTTCCTATGGCAAGTTACGATCAAATATCTAAAAACAACTGGCGTTATCGTATATCACTAGGAAAAAATGCAGAAACAGGCAAATATGAATATATCTCTAAAACTGGATTTAAACGAAAATCAGATGCTAAACATTATGCTGAGCTAATTGAACGTCAAATAAGAAATGGCGAGTATATTGCACCTTCCACGTCTACATTTAAACAAGTAGCTGATGACTGGCTTAAGCAGTATGCTAATGATGTAAAAGTAAGTAGTGTCAGAGCGCGTGAGAAAGCCATACAGCATGCCATAGAGCGCTTTGATACTAAACCAATACAAAATATCAAGAAACATGATTATCAACGCTTTGTAGACGATATGAGCGCTCAGTATAGTAAAAATTATGTTGATAGTATTGTCGCCTCTACAAATATGATTTTTAAATATGCTCATGATATAAAATTAATAAAAACATTACCTAGTGAGGGTATTAAACGACCTAAAAAGCAAGTCACAGTTGAGGAATTAGAAGGAAACGAAATCAAACAAAAGTTTCTTGAAAAAGATGAATTACTACAATTTTTAAAGATTGCTAAGTATCACCATTCACCACAAAATAGCTTTGAAGTATTTACCACATTGGCATATACTGGCATGCGTGTAGGCGAGTTGTTAGCGTTAAAATGGTCTGATATAGACTTTGAGAACAACACGATTAGCATTACTAAGACTTATTACAATCCAAATAATAATAAAAAGCATTATCAGATACTTACACCTAAAACTGAAAGCTCAATCGGTAAAATATCAGTAGATCCCCACGTGATTCAATTACTCAAAGATTATAAGGTAAATGTCCAGGACGCTTGGAAAAATGAATTATATGTAGATAATAATTTTGTGTTTACTGATGTGAATGGCTATCCTCTTGTGATTAAAAAACTGTCTACATGGATTAAAGCAATTATGAAAAAGACAAATATAACCAATAAACAAATCAGTACACATTCGTTCCGTCATACACATTGTGCGTTACTGATTGAAGCAGGTGTACATATCAAAGAAATACAAGAACGATTACGCCACAAAGATATAAATACCACAATGAACATCTACGCAAAAATTACCAACTCATATAAAAAAGACGCTTCCCACAAGTTTAGTCAACTCATGGAAAGCGTCTCAAAAGAGTTATTTTAAATGTCCGTTTAGTTCAGCTGAATCAAACGGCATTTTTTATTTTCTGGATTTTTATGTCATTATTATGTCACGATAAATTGTTGAACGCCTTTGAATAAACGTTTATAGGCGTTTTTACATCATACCTGGCATGCCACCCATTCCAGGTTGTTCATTATTTTCTGGCTCTGGAATACTAGCAACGACTGCT